TGCTGAAATGAAAGCTGAGAGATCACATCTTGCTCTTGGTCAATGCATCCTGTGCACAAATCGAGAAGTGTACCTTTGGCATCGCTTGTCTCAAGCCCAGCGGACTCGCCCTTCAGTGGGCTCTGCAGCACATCGATCAGTCCAGAAAAGGGCGTCTATCGGTGGTGCTCCTGCTTGTTTGTTTCCAGGGTAAATTCAGATAGCAATCCTTTGCTCCTTGCTTCGCAGGGGGAAACGATCCCAAGCAGAAACATCGTATTAACATGTATAGTGGGGATTCCCAAATCTTGGTTTGCAAGGGACATCATCTGCAAAGGCCGCCAGGGCGGACGGGCCGCCACGACCCTTGCCCTTCCCCCGGCCGATGGCCATCTTGAAGGCCATGGCTGTCACAGGGCAATGGAACCCATCTCCGATATGGGCCACGTTGCAAAGAGTTGGATGATATGGATTGATATGGTGGGAAAAAATAGCTTGCCAGATCTTGCCAGATCTTGCCAGAATGTTTGAATTGTATTGAATTGTCTGATTTGGATTGCAGATGATTGCAGTGTGTTTCATTTGACGTCATTTTGGGAAAGTCATTGTACAGAAAGACCATCGGATGTCATCTGAGATCGTCACTGTCAATGTTCCCTTGAATTCCAATTCAAAGCTGTGTTCTTTCCGTCCTATCTCATTGTCTCTTCAACGTGCATCAATGTGCAATCATTTCTTTCCATCATGAGCTCGAGCAACTGGCAGAAAAGCATGTTACGCTTTGTCGAATGCATTTTGCGTGCGCTGGCCTTTTGCAAGCGACAACACATAGCGCCAAACTGGCCAGAGGTCAAAATGTCCAACCAAAGTGACCAAAATCAGCTTTAGTGACGAACCACTTCTAGTGGAAACAAGCTTGGAAATGGCAAATGAAACCCTAGAAACCGATGTTCTGCTTGAACCTGGAGGGTTTCCACTTCCATATGCTTCTCAAATCGGAAAAATAACTGGTGATCATCGTCCGCTTGATTTGCTAGGCAATCATCCCAATTGACTCCCCATTGGAGCCCACTCAACGCCCACCCCACGGACTCTCGTTGCTGTTCGCTCTTGCGATGTCTCAGAGTCGCTGCTTCTAGGCCTTAGGTGCGTCCCAGTTAGCTCAGTTGAGGTCTATAACTGTTGGGTTTATGATTTATGGGTGTTTCATCGTGTTTTTGGTGATGCAAAAAAAAACAACTAAGTCAACGATTAACGCATTTTTTGCAGGGTAAAATAAGCTACAAAGCACCATCTTGCTCCGCCAAACTCATCTTGATCTTGAACTCACTCCGTGATGGTCATCCCAGCTGCGTCCGGTCTCGACTTCGACCAGATCTGCGCCGTCCTTTTGGCTTCTTTGGCCAGTTGTCCGGAACAGCAAAGCCTGTTGTGTCCAAACACGATGAGGGCTTTCAGATGCTTTCAGCCACCCTAAAGATACTGTATCCCAAATCATCCATGGAGTATTTACTCACATTCATCTCAAGATTCACCCAACTGTATCCAAGAATTTACCTTACCCAAGGTTGGTGTGGGTGAAAATTCACAGCCGGACGAATGGGATGCCCGGCTCCAATGGCGGCACGTGACAGTAAACACTACAGCCCCTACACAACTCACAAAATTTGATGTTTCGTAGTGGTCTTATTCATGTTCATGTCCATGATGGGAGGTATGCCGTAATTAATCGTAATTATCACTTAATTTAGGGGGATGGGAGTCCATTGCAGATATTGCAGCATGTTTCAGCGCCTCGGCAAAGTTCTTCGTAGTTTGGAGAGCCCTCTTGTGGATATGATAGAACCACCTCAGAATCAAGATGGAAATCAATCTGACACGGGTGAACCCAGAAAAACGAGCCCAGTCACCTCCAGGACAATGACAACACAATAGAAATCGCAAGCGCGCGCAATCTCCCAAGAATCTGTTACTTTGTATGGCTAAACTGCTAAATCAAGGGGATACCCTGTAGTTGCAGTTGAATCACACAATACCGTGCAATACGACACAACACAACGCAATAAGGTTCCAAATCATGGTGAAGAAGAAAACCAGAAACACATGTGTGAACGCTGGTATGCCCTCTTCTGTTAAAGGTGGAAATTGAGAATAGGTCTTCGACAGTGGATGCTTCAAGTGAAACAAGTGAGCAAAATAAGTGACCAAAAGGTGAACGTTCTGATTAGTTCTAACAACTATGGAACACTGATGCACCCCTGTAATTTAGACTGGAACCCACATGGTCAGAGGCATATCCAGCAGCGAAATCGTCTTCGCCACCCCTTTATTCAGTTTCTGTCTGAAATATGGTGTGTGCGTGTGTATTTTTAAAACCCATTATATAATTAAAACACATTCAAACCGACCACATTCAACAAAACCTTCCAAGAACCCCTTACAACGACTTTTTCAAACCAGGGGCACGGGTCAGCACCGTTCCCCTTCGGATCCCTTCGGCCCTTCGGGTCCCGTGACCACATACTGAAAGCTCCGCCAGCTCCTCGCGTCCTCTCGGAGCTGCTGCTTGCTCTTGAGCTGTCCATGGTCCACATGACGCCGTCCTGGCCGGTGAACGTGTGGCCAGCGGGTGGTGTCAACATGTTTCAACATGATTCAAGCCATCCCAGAAATGATTACATGAATATATAATAATAATAGTAATAATAATAATGATGATGATGATAATAATAGTAATGATATTAATAATATATATAGTGTATATATATATATATACATATTACATATGTATCTACGATATATTATGTACGATAGACTGATATACATATATATATACTATAAAAAAAATACACAATTTGCAGAAAAGAAAAGTTGGGATGATTATCCCAAGTCGGATGGAACAATACTCCGCAATAATATTGTTGTGTTTCTTCTGGGTTGAGATACTTTTGTTTGAAGCAACCAGTTCGATCCATGCCTGTACCCTTGAGCGGCGAAAGCCAGTAGGGTTTCTTCAAGATCAAGTAAAAAAGCCCGTCGGGCAGCACTGCATCCTCGGGCGTAGGTCACCACAGGAAAGGCCGAGTGATGTTTGTTGCTTAAAGACACCATCTAACAAATATATCCAGAACAGAATTCAGCAGTTAATCTAGTTACAAACCAACTGATCAGAAATTATCAATCCCCATGTTTGGTGATTGAACATGATTGAACCATATTAAACACTCAGTTCCTCCCCATTTTAATGGGTAAATGTCCATTTTGATGGCTCAAAGCCCACCTCTGAGAGTCTGCTGCTGAGGGGCCAGCTCGTGGAAGAAGCACCACCAACCCACCTGGCCACACGCAGCTTACGCACACTATGGGTTAAAGTTTGTTGTACCCTTGTGAACATCAAAATAGACTGGAATTTATGGAGGTTCCATCCTTCCAAGTATGGTAATATAGGTTTTGACACACAAAGCCACATGTGACATTAATAATATTGTAAATCACATGATGATAACCATATAGTGATAAAACATTACAAACAAAGTAACGAACCTGCGCTTGAACATGTCATCTCAAACCTCATGTTCGCATCCACCAAGTGCCAGGACAAACTCATCTGCCTCATATTGGATCCCCATTTTTATCCCCATCATCCCCCACTAAAAAGCATCCATATAATTAACTTAAACAATTTTAAACCATTAGAATCATCTTTGTCATATGGTTGTGTAGCTTAACCCCCCTAGAGACATGGGCCACGGGTTTCTGCATCCCATCCCATGTTGACCTCCAAGTCCGGACTCAGCATGTCGATCCGCTCATGCCATGCTGGCGCCCCGCCCAGTTGGTTCAGCATACCAGCGCTGTGGAAGAAGAGCCGGCCGTTCATCCAGAGCCAATTGACAATCCTGGCTGTGAAAAGATGGGGAAACTAGGGGAAGTTAACACCTCTCAAGAAATCTGGAATCAAACTGACAGAAAGCTCGAGAATGCAACAAAAACGCCGCAATTTGGAGAAACAACAAGTGGGAGATCCGGCTGGGTTACTGCCACAAAAATTGCCAGGGCATACGGAGAAATTGGGATCCAAACGAGATTGAAATCTGATGAGTTCGTGGTACCTTGACCTGTGATGAGATCCTCTCAGACTGAGGATGCCTGGGGTCAAATCACAGGACCCATGAGGTATGGATGTTTTCCAAAATCTGGATGGGTTTTAAAGTGCAAATAACCAACACTTGTGAGTCTTCCACGGGAGAAACGTGGCAATCACATAGCAAAATCATCAGGTCATGGGCTGGTCATGGGCCCAGGCTCTCCAATCTCTCAAGGCTTTGGGCCATGTCGATTCCATGCTGCTGTGTAACTTGACTTGCCAAGAGCTGCTGGATGTGAGGAGTGTCACCTGATTTCAACATACCCTCTGGTTATGACTAACATAGCGAACTGGAAAGATCCACCATTTTTCATGGGAAAATCCACTATCAATGACCATTTTCAATAGCTATGTTAGTTTACCAGAGGGTACTTCGACCAGGTGCGAAGACAACATCCAGCACTGGATTTGTGTGTCTCGTTCCATTTTTTGTTTTGCCGTTCGCCCACTTGCAAGTACGTCAGTCAAACCAAACTAAGGAGAAACTGAGGCGCTGGCCCATCCGCAATTGATGAGTAAGCATTCTTCGCAATTTCCTTAGAATGGGGACATATGGGTTTGTCTGGGAATGAACATGTTGGAAAACCATTCAAGAAAAACATGGCTCAACATAACTTAGCAGCATTTCCCCCTGTAATTTGCAATGTTCTGAACCATGACCAACCCTTGCAGCAAATCTCATGTAAAAAAGGGATGGAAAAAACACTGCCTCTGCGGCATTCACTGGTGATGTTCGTGAACACACACACACACGCACACACACACACATTTCTAAACATCAACAAATTAGCTATTTCAGTATTATTACATAGTGACAGTTTGTAAATAACCCATCTGAGATACCCCGTGTTTCATCAAGTTTTAGCTGATTGGGATTTATACCGCCATCATCAGCCGTCCAAATAGCAACAAATCAATCTAATTTAGATACTACATTCGTGTTTTTATTCACACGCGCGCACACACACAAAAATACATATGGCTACTATATATGTAATCACGAATTTACCCTCTGGTAATTTAACATAGCTAATCATAGCTATGAGTGGATTTTCCCATGAATAGCATGGTGGATCTTTCCATAGTTATGTGGCTGTTTAACAGAGGGTATGTTGGTAAATAGCCTCATGTCAGCTAAGTCGACTCAGGCTGTATTGGACCAGGAGTCACGCCAAGAATGTCGATGGGATTTGGAGCAATGAAATCGTCCCAGTTGGCCACCTACCCATGACATGGCGTCTCCAAACTGGGGATGGAAAAGAACATGGGGATGGTATGAATAATATTATACATATATATATAATGATAATAATAATAAATAATAATAAAAATGATAATAATAATAATACTATATAGTAATAAATATAATGTGGTAAAACCCAATAAACCATCCCCAATATTACCATTTCTATGGGTGGTAGATGTCATCCCCAAATAGTAGGTTTAGGGCGTTGGATTTACCACCTTCCTGGGAGCTCCTTGGCTCCCCATCCCTCCCAACAGCTGAATAAGGAAAATAGAGATCGACCGGTCAATTTAGGGCTACCCCAATCTCAAACAGACCATGCCAGATTTACACATATATATATATATCATATATCTATCTAAAGGTACTGAGATGTACTGAGCAGCATCTTTTTTTGTGACTTGTCATTCGCTGTCAGGCAAAATTTGGTCCTGGAGAGCATCATGAAATCTTTCACACTGCTCATATGTTAAAGTTAGAATGGGCCTTGCCCATCTTCCAACCCTGAACCCCACACCTCACATCCCCCAACATGCACACAACATACACAACATTTCACAACATTTCATAACAATCAACCACATACACCCTACCCAACAAAATCATAACAATCAACCACATACACCCCAGCAAATAAATCATCAACACCAATCACATACATCCCATCCCCAAACCAATCATAACAATCAACCATAAACCTAAATCCAAATACAACTCCAATTTTTCAACAAGACTTGTCTTGTTGAAAAATTGCCCGCCTAAATTTACATAAACAATATTAATCAAACAAAAATCCATAAAACCAAAACAGAAACCAACCACAAACCCAACCTCCAAAATTCTAACAGCATAACCTTGCCCACTATACATCATCCCAAAAAATTATGTTATAATTTATGTGGTATTTTGTTGGGCAAGGTGCGGTTTATTGAATTATTTGAATTTCCAATCTCAAGCTGGTTCTTTGATACGCCACTCCCCAGCTACAAACCTCTTCTTTTGCTTTCTCAACTTCACTTTGGAAGGTTCTCCTCAAAGCATACTACCCATTGCTCAATCTTGTCTTCCATCTCCGGATTTTCCGGAAAATCAACTTTCTGCACCCCTTTCCAGCCTCCATCGAACTGAAACGAAGGAACAACGAAGTAGAACTTGACCTTGCCACCATGCTTCTTCGCAGCCTCGACGGCAACCTTGGATGCCTGTTGTCCCGGTTCCCCTTTTTCGGGAAATTTGATTTTGTGTGTGGCAGCGACTGTCATCTGAAACAAACCCTCTGAAGTCCATGCGTCAAAGGCCGGGAATGTCTTGCTTGTTGGCTGGTAGTACTTGCCAGCCTCAATGACTGGCTTGGGATTGCCTGTAATAAGCACTCCGTCAAGCCCACCTGTGAATCCAACTGTTGTATCACTTTGTGTTCCATCCCTAGTGAGGCGCCTGGCTCGGAGTTTGACCTTGGGGAGCTTCTGGTCCTGCATGAACTGATGAAATGCCTCTTCAAACAAGGCAAACCCAATGCCTGTAATCCTCCCCTCCTCTATACGCTCCCAAAGAGCTTTCCTTCGTTTTTGCCAGTTTCTCTTCACCAACTCTTGGCAAACATAAGGAGACGACACATTGACATCAAAGAAGGAAAAGTTTCTCTTGGGATACATCTTTACCAGAAGGTGTGTGTTCTTGCTGATTGCCTTCATGTCAGAACTTATCTCCAGAGTTGAGAGCGCGTCTGCACTATTCAAAGCGCCTTCAAGCCTCTCCCTGTCCTTTTGGACCAAATTTTCATCAGTGCGCAATACAAACCGTGCAGTGCCCCCAAAGATGCCAAACCGCTCTTCAACTACTTGCTGTGGCAGTCCATGAAGGGGCATAGCCTTGGCATCCAGCATTTCGTCCAAAGTCCATGGTGGCAAAAAGAACTCCCCACAACAGTTGTTGGCATGCTTGAAATGTTCGGTATTGAATGCTGGGCTCTCTGGTTTCCTTGCCGATGTAATCCACAAGGACTGGCAATCAACATAGCATTCGTATTGATTGTCCGCATCCATGATATACAACGCTTGGCTCGGTGCTGACCTTAATGTCCTGACATCAACCTCCAGTGGCTCCTCACCTGTTTTAAACTGCGTGATTTTGTCTAGTCGGTGCAGAAAAACAGGAAATTTGCTGAGCTCTGGGTCTTGAAAGCGTCGCCAAATGAGATAAATCATAAAGTTGGACTTCCCAATTCCTGATGAGCCCAGCAGGGACATGGCAGGGGGGTTCTTCTGGAACATGAGGTCGGCAATGTGCTGGTAGCATTCCCGAATATAGAATTTCTTCTCATTCCAAATTTCAGACGTGCTCTGTCGCTTGAAACTGCCCTTTTCAGTTGTGAGCATTCGCCCGCTCTCATCCAGCTTCGCATCATCCAATGCCAATGCGAAAGGTTTGTCCGTCTCAGAAGGTGTTGCTACCTGACACATCCCGGAGACACCGCATCAAAACACGATGAACCGCCTTATTTTTGACCCTTACCTGCTTTTGAATGCGTCAAACAAATGCAACAAAAAACATATGACCTTTGCCAAGAAACTGGTTGTAGTGGTTGTGGTTGAGGAGCAGCTTGAATGCACAAGTTCAGACCGCGCGCAAGTGCTCTTTTCATATTGCCATCAATGGTTGTGCTTCCCAGCTCCGAAAACAAATCATCACGAGACATCCTCATCAGAACCTGCCGTGTAAAACCAGACAAAGCCTGGCCAACCTTCTCTGCGATGTCGAAACCATATCCCAAATCTTCAATTTGTACCTTAATCCAGTCTGAAACTTTGTCAGAGGACACCTCGGAGAGTTTCTGCTCCAATAGTTTGGGCTGCCGTGGTGATTGGGCAAAGGATACATGAGGTGGCCGAAAGTGCCAAAGGCAGAACGAAACAAACAGCAGCATAAAGCGAACAGCATTGCGACGCATTGTGGATGCAAATCGGGACTACAAGTCAAAGTGCAAAATTTTGGGGCAGTAAATCAGAAAATGCCAATGCTGCAGTTGTATGTCATCGACTTTGAGCCGTGGCGACAGCAATGCTTCCACAATCAAACCCCAAGTGTTAAAATTCACAAAAAACACGCTCAAACCTCATCTATTCATCTACATCCACCACTTATCTACCTACCTACTTGTAAGGCTTGTCCATCTTCCACCCTGTGGGAGGGGATGTTTGTTTGTGTGTTCTTGTGTATGTTGGGCTGGGGATTATGGGAGGGGGGAAGGTGTGAGAGAAAAACATTTGCTAATTTTCATAACAATATGTTTGGATTTTGTTATGAAACTATTTTGGCAAAAGGTTTATGATATACTCACCCCTTTCATCTTTCATAATGTGGTAGTAGTCTAAAGTTTTGGCTACGGGGTTTTTAACCTTTCCAGACTTCACCATTTCAAAATACTGTTTTTGCTTTTCCTCAAATGTTCCACGGGGCTTACCTACGCCCCTTTTTTCAAAGATTTCTTCAATCTTCTTTTTATCTGCTTCTTTATCTTCAACCTCTTTACTCTCCATATGTTCATTCAGCTTTGATAATATAGAAGATAACATTTTACTGTTATTTTTGGTGTGCTCATAGATTTGGCTTAGCATATTGTAATCAACCTCACATGGGCTCATAAGGATATATCATAAATTAGAACTTTCTAAATATTTATTTAATTATTTAATAATACATTTTTAAATATTTATTATTCTAAATCATTGAGTGAGTTTTGTTGTTTTTTGCTATTCCGTGGAGTTCCCATAACATCACTTATCATTTTGTTTCTTGTTTTTTCATCTTCGCTTTCAGGTGTGATTTGTTTATTAAAACTGAATGAAATGCTATGAACTTCACTATCTAATGTAATACCCCCCTCATCATCCTTACTAACATTCATTGTTTTATCGCTTTTGCTGATTTTAAAACTGCAAGGATTACAAGAACATTTTACCCCCTTAGGGTTTATTTCAATTTCATTTTTCATCTGTAATTTACCGTGGCACAGTGGGCAGTCAAACACGATATTTTTACTGGTCAATTTTTGTTCTTTATTAAAACTTACTGTAGTAGGTTCATCATCACTTAATTCAAAATCTTCAGGGATTGGTTCTTTCTTAAATTTGCTAGTGGCTTTTGCTTTCGGTCTTTTTGGTGGCATCTATATTAATAGTGATATAATTTATTATAAATTTTACAAATTCAAAAAACATTTTCAATAACAGTTTAATCCGTCCATCTTCAACAACCCGAAATTTAATCTCATCATCAATCAGTGTTTCTATATTATCTATAATCTCTTCGTATTCAATTCCAGCACTGCTGGAATTCAATAGGCCTTCGGCGTATTCGTCAATAACTACCATTAAATATAATTAGATATTACATTTCATAAAATCTAATTATACGCTTATTGGGACTTGGGGAAAGTAAGCCACATCTTGTCCATTTTCGTTTTGCTTAGTCATCGTGAATTCTAGGGAGGGGCGCTATGCATCAAACTAATTACTACTTATGAGGATTGACAGCGTCTTCATTCTGTGCTACTGTTCTTCAATGAAGTTCAATATCAATAATATATTATATAATTTTATTTCTAAATCTTATTAATGAAAAAATTAGATGTTCCTAAGATTGAACCAATCAATGTAAAGCAGTATGAATTCAAGCAATCACCATACCCTCAAGCGGATAAGTTGCCTTTTAGAAGTATCATTGTTTCAGCATCTCAAGGTGGTAAAGGCATACTCATCCAAAATCTAGTGTTGAAGATTTACAGAGACTGCTTTGAGCGTATCTGGATAGTGAGCCCAACAGCACACATTGATGAAGCTTACAAAGAAGTAATAAAATACATACAAAAAGAACTGAATGTAGATAATAAAAAAGAACAGTTTTTATTTGATGAGTATGATGGAGATGCACTACAAAAAATAATAGACACACAACACAAAGTAATTGAATATCAAAAGAAGAATAAAATGAAAAAACTTTTCAGTTGCTTATTGATTATAGATGACTTTGCAGAGGACCGTATTTTTATGAAATATTCAAAGGTATTACACGGTTTATATACTAAATCTAGACACTTTGGATTATCAGTAATCACAGCAACCCAGAAATATAACGCCTTGGCGCCGATTGTTAGATTAAATACATCTTCATTATACATTTTCAAACTCAAAAATATGAAAGAAATTGAAACTTTTATAGAAGAACAATCAGCATTAGTTGATAAGAAAACTTTATATGAAATATACAGATTAGCAACAGAAGAACCATATTCATTTCTGTTTGTTAAACTTCGTGAGAGTAATGTGAATAAGATATTTATGAAGAGACTGGAAGCAGAAATTCATATTAATTAAAAAATGTATTTAAAGATATAACATCTTATAACACTATATAACACAAATGCCAAGAAAACCAATAGATTACAGTGAAACTCACTTCTACAAAATTGTATGTAAAGACTTTAATATAAAGGACTGTTATGTAGGTCATACTACTGACTTTAAAAGAAGAAAAAGCGACCATAAAAAACATTGCTATATGGAAAATGATAAGCATTACAATATTAAAGTTTATAAATTCATTAGAGAAAACGGTGGATGGGACAACTGGGAAATGATTTTATTAAAAACTGAAAACTGTGAAAATGGAATGGTGGCAAGAAGTAGAGACAGATTTTACAAAGAACAAGAACACTCAACATTGAACCATAATGTGCCATCAAGAACTAATGCTGAATATGTGAAGGAAAATGAAGAACGGTTAAAAAAATACAGACAAAACTATTACTATGAAAATATTGAATACAAGAAACAGCAAATGAAAGAGTATAGAGAAACACACAGGGAAGAAAAGAAAATTAATGATAAAGAATATAGAGAAAAAAATAAAGAACAAGTTAGACTATCCAAACAGCAATGGTATGAAAAAAACAAAGAAAAAGTAAAACAACGAGTAAAAGAAAACAGGGAAAAGAAAAGATTAGAGAAGGCTATACATTTAAATTAATAATATTATTATTTGATAATATTATTAAATTAAACTCCAACTACAAAGTTGAATAGCAGGTAGTTTATACATTATTCTATCAGATTTTTTTCTTCAATTTCCTTGATTTTATTGTTCATTTCTTTTATTGCTTTAATCTGCAACTTGTCTATGTTTGATATATCTAAATCATTTTCATTTATGTTTGTTAATTCTTCAATACAAGTGTTTTCAACTATTGTATTTTTATTACCCATATAATTATATTAGATATTTTTATATCTTATGTAGTTGTTTTTGCCGTTGTTGTTCTGGTTCTTGTTTTAGGTTTCTTCAAAAGGTTTATCTCTTCCATCATCTCAAACATCTTTGCCTCTAAATGCTCTATTTTTGTTTGTTGCTCTTTCATAGCACCCCATAGAATACTGGTTAATTTCATATAACTCAATGTTTTAATTCCATCTTGATTTACATTAACAATATTTTCAATATCTTCTGGTAATACCGGCACTAAATCATCAGCAACGAACCCTATATGGTTTTTAGTTATACCTATTTCTTTTTCATCTTTCATTTTAAAAGTTTTTGGTTTTATTTGTTTTATAATTTCAGTAAAATTATATTCAGCATCTTTAATATCATATTTTTTAGTTTTATCAGAAGTATCGTTAAAATCACCGCTAAATACATAACCAGCTCCCACTAGCAAATCATTAGCTCTAATATACATTTTAGTTCCTCCATTAGTTCTAAACCGTAATTCGCCGTTAATATCTTCATTTTCAAAAGTTGTATGATTGACTGACGCTATATTTGTAGAACTGATATGACAACTTGCTCCTGTTTGTTTATGGATGTATAATTTTTTATCTTGGTCTATTTCAACATCAGTTTTAATATGTAAATTTTCAGTGGCATGTTCATAAGTCATATAAACAATTCCACTATCCAACCCTGCTGGAATTGCTCCTCTAAAATCCGTGTCAGTGTCTCCTGTTCTATTAGCAAATACATTTGCAAATACCCAACTGGAAGAAATACCAACATTAATATCATTAACTAATAATAAATTTTCCGGACCATTCGTCACGGTATTAGGACCGTCAAATCTCAAAAACTCAACGCCGTTTCTTTTAAATACTAAATCAGTATCCCCTGTTGTATTAATATCATTTATTCTTGCATTAGGAGACCATAATGAAGAACTGGCATTAACTTCAACATATCCGTTTCTTAAATAAAGATAATCAACACCATTTCTTTTAAAAGTCATATCACTAACACCGGCAGTATCAATATTATTCATTAAAGCATTAGCAGACCATAATGAAGCTCCACTATTAACTTCAACATATCCATTTCTTAAATATAAGAAATCAACAAAGTTTCTTCTAAATGCTACATCGGCATTACCTATACTATCATAAGTATTAGATTTTACACCTACTGTCATTTCTACTTGACCTAATGTTCGTTCAAATTTCATAAATTCTACTCCGTTTCTATTAAAGATTAAATCGCTGTCATTGTGTGTATCAATGGCATTAGATTTAACAGAAGCAAAGCAAACAACATTAGGTGTAAAATAACAATCATTCCAAGCAAATTGAACCCGTAAATTATTAGCATTACCAATGAAAAACTGGTGAATACTGCCAGTAGTGCCGAGAACAACATAATTAAAAGACCTTGCCCCTGCTCCCGCAGCACCAGCATTAAACATATATCCATTAGGAGTAATGTAAAAATTGCCATTAACAGTAGCATTTCCTGAAACATAAGCCGTTCCATTAACTGTTAATGTATCCGTTCCATTTTGGACACCTCCACCTACTACAACAGCACCATCTACAATTTGTAATGTCTCTCCAGTTTTCTTTACATAGTTAGTATCATCAATAGTTCCTAAACTTGTCGGTTTATGAAATGTAATTAAATTATTTTGTAATGTCATAACTAAATTAGTTGTAGCATCTGGAACAGTAGGACTGCCAACATAAAATTTTATTTCTCCCGTGCTTTCATTCATAACATGGTTTAATATTGTTGATGTTGTTAAATTTCTGCTTTCAAAACTTTCAAAAGTATCACATACAATATTGTTAATACATTCGGTTTTTGTATTCAGTAAAGTTAGGCCATCCTGTAATTCTACCATACTAACGTTATTTCTTTTCATTATCAAGTCTAACGGTGCTACTGTATCTATTTCCTGAGTTTTAAGATTACTTCCACATTGAACTAATTTGTTTGCTATTATCCTGTCATCAGTTTTTAATTCTAAAAAGTTATTGCCACTGACTTTTAAAACCATATCTAACGGAGCTACTGTATCTATCTCTTGTGTTTTAAGATTACCACCACACTGTAATACCTGATTTGCTATAATCCTGTTGTCAGTTTTTAATTCCATAAAATTAACATTGTTTCTTTTGATTTCTAAATCAGCATTAGTCCAAGTATCAATGATATTACTTTTCAATCTTGAACTATGCATCTCAATGTCTCTATCCACTTCAATGTTGTTATTTGCAATGTTGAATGTCATAAAATCATTACTGTTAATTTGAAGTCTTAAATTTGTTAAAGCGTCTTTATTACTGATAAAATTTGATTTTAATATAGCACTGTTAATTTCAGCAGTAGAAGTTATATTAGAAGAAGTTCTAACTGGCTTTAAGAATTCAAAACGGTCAGCGGATACATCAAATTGAGCATAAGGAACACTATTACTCAGAAATACAACATCATTAATATTATTAGTGTTGATAGTATTTGTTATTAAACTTGTTCCTTTGATATAACCTGAACTGTCTAAAGAATTTACTAAATGATTGCCGTTTATTTCAGCGTTGCCATTTACATAAAAATCTTTAGCACTGCTTACTGCATTCAATATTATTTGCGAGTTGCCACTGATATGACCTAATCTTAAAATTCCTGTTATGTCCTGTGGATTAGTTATATTCAACTTTGTATCTAATAGTGTATTTGTTTGAGCTATGGTGTAGTAGTCTGATAAGTCAGTAGTCGTTGAACTTGTGCCTATTGCCACCTGCTCTAAAACATAATTTTCTGTAGCAAGGTTAGAAGTGCCAGTGTTTAAAAGTTTTATGAAGTCAGTACCGACAAATCTAGTTGAACCATCTAAAGTTAAAGAACTCATAATATTATATATTTAGAAAATAATTATACCGTTTTAAATCATAGATTTAAAAACGGGATTGTTTCACATTCCTATCTTTTTTTACTTTTACTACTAAACATATTCATACATAAATTATTGTATCTTTCCTGTTTCTGCTGTATCATTTGACTTTGTAAAGATTGGTAGTGTTGAAACAATGCAGTAGCAGGGTTTATTGGTTGTTGCGGTGGTTGTTTATGTTTCTTTTTTATCAATGGTTGCTGTGGCGCTTCATCATCATCGCTACTTTCACTGTAATAAACTTCGGGAGGCGGTTTTGGGACGACTTTAGGTTTAGGTTTTGCTGTTTGCTTGGGTCTTGGATTGGTATGAGGCTTTACTGGTTTATCTGATAATTTGCCACCGCAGTTTTTTTCGTGTGAATACCTGTATGACTTGACTGACATTTCTTTAAAACATTTTGGACACTGTATTCTATCTTTTTGTGTTTGTCTTTTTGGTTTTTCTTCTGTTGGTTCTTGTTTTGGTGGCTCATTAGTTTCTTCAACAACTTCATTTACTATTTCAGGTTCAGGCAGTTCTTCTTCAACTTCTTCAATTTGCTCAGGTGTTTCTTTGGCTTCTTCAATATTTAAATCAACCACTTTAACAGTGCTCATATATTATTCTATAGAAATTCTTTTAATATTCTATATATTATTTTTAAGGAAAATATATAGAATATCATTTACTCTTGAGGGTTAGTTTGATTTTGTAGGTATTGTTGGTGCTTTATTGATTTTAGGTGTCTTGAAGTGTCGCCTTTTCTATGAACTGAACCACATACACATTCAACTTTGACTTTATTTTTTTCTTCTTGTGTGGCGTGATATTTTTTGAACCTATCAGGGTCTTCTTTTTTCAACTTATCATAGCATTTCCTTGCTGTAGCATTGTGTTTTTCAGGATTATCCTTATGCCATTGCTTGGTTCTTTCCCGTTTCTCTTCTTTGGATGAAAACGCTTTATGAACATTTAAAGAAGCATTTAAACTTTCAATAAATGTTCTTTCCATTTTTCTCGCATCTAAACTGTTTTCACACTTTAAAGTATCAATCAAGACCATATCAAAATTATCCCATCCTCCCTTTTCACGAATGAACTGATGTAAAGGTCTATTGTATCCTTTTCTTTGTTTATTATTACAATCTCTTTTGTGTATATATTTTCTTGATGTGAAGTCGGTGGTATGACCTACATAACAATCTTGTATATCAGTATCTTTGCATACTATTTTGTAGAAATGGGTTTTGTCATAACTAATTGCTTTCAATGGCATTATATGGTATATAATGGCATTAAGTCTTTAAATACGTTTTTCCTAATAATTTGGACTACTAAAAAGTAATGTGAATTCAATAGGAATATCATAAAAGTTCATTGTTTTACTTTCTTCATCTGTAATTCTAAAACTCAATCTTCTCAAATTCTTTCCACCGACATCTATAAAATCTTCTGACATACTACCACCATGTTCATCATTTACTACACCGCCAAGTTGTTGATTTATCAATATCTTGCGAATAATAGATGATGAATATGAATTAGGCGCTGAATAGTGGTGGTCTGTTAATTCAGGTGAGTTAATATAAACTGCTCTAAACGGAATTAAATTAAGATAAGATGAAGTCCAGACTGACAGTGGGGAAGTTTCAACATAATTGCTCAACAAATAGTTTATTGATACAACATCTCTATTATCATAAGGGGTACTCACACTATCCCACTGACCATTCACATAATTTGCTAACTCTTCATCAGTAGGTATTTTAACTTTATAGTTTAAGCCGTCTTTTATAGAAAATTATACTGTTCTGGTTGCTTCATCATAGGCATAGTTGAATATCCCACCTGCTGATAAATCTGTTGTATTACTGTTCAACCCTTCATGTAAATCAAAACAGAGTTGGGATGCGAAATAGACTTTATTTCCAACATACACACGGAAATTCTTGACAAAAGTATCTGTATTATCATAAATCATTACATACAAATATTCATAGAAGCCCACCTCAGTCGTCTTAAAAGAAGTTGGCAAAGACACTTCTGTAATCCACATTTTACTACCCTGAGGCATTTCCATGTTCTCCTGCAATTCGATTACGAAGTCTGATGATGACCTTGATTGAGGCAATCTGAATTTAGAATTCACATATACCTTTTTGTAAGTTAATTTATTGCTCATCATGATATATTATTACTTTAGAATTTTTATATTGATATAATTTTACAAAAAGATTTTGTAAAATCATTATATAATATAAATAAAATGATTGGAGTAATAGCAGGAGTAGGCAGAGTAGCATTTAGAAACGCTTTGAGAGAAGTAGGCAGGAATTTCGGGCGTCAAGCAATGGAAAGAATAATGGGAGGCGAAGCAGTAGAAAATGTATTAACAAGACAAGAAATGAGAGAACTAGCAAAAAAGGTTGGGAAAGCGGGTTTTATGGAGTTGGTGAAGCAAGGTAAGAATGCGATAATGGACGATTATAACACAAAGATGAATGACTGGAATGCTAGAATGAACGACTTTACTAGAAATTTAGACGATGAATTTAGAAAGAACACAACATTATACAAAGAAGTAAGGAACATACAGAACAAAAACAAGATTGAAGACCGACAAGGATTATCAAATGCTTATAATAGCCCCGCTGGGTATTATCGGTCAGGAAACACTTTATACATTGGTGGCACTGGTGCTAAGGATGGTTCAGTAGTAAGGGATATTGTAGATGACCTATTTTTATTACCTACCAGAAACGCGCAACACACCCAGAAATACCACGATGTAATGAAGTATCTAAAAGAAAATCCTGATGTTAAACGCCTTGTATCTCATTCCCTCGGTTCAGCAGTAGTCAATAAAATCAATGAAGATATGCCTGACAAATACGCAACCACCACTTACGCTACACCAACGATAAAATTTAAAAGGAATGGGAAACAAGACCCACGCAGACTTGACTACAAAAACCGTAATGACCCTGTTGCATTACTGGACGGGTATGTGGAAGTCAGTGATTTAAAAGAATTAAACCCACTAGTAGCCCATACATACTTGAATTTTGCGCATAATGGCAAATGGAATTTACATCCTACTACTTCAATAAGCAATGGAATTCATCCAAACCATCCTTTGAAATTTTAAAATATCTAATTAAATATTATTTAATAATATCTAATTAGATATATTATATTATGTTTATGTGGTTGTATTATTTATGGGAAGAAAGGCAACACAGAATAACACCATTAAGAAAACTGGAGTTAGAAATCAACATCTTAAAGAAAACAATAGACGAAAAGAACAAGCAAATAAACAACATTTATGAGATACTAGAAACCCTAACCAATGAAAGCAAAAATAAGTTTAATAATCTAAATGAAAGTAATGGTAATAATGTTTCAGAAGTCAGCATATAAAAATCAACAGCAACCAATAATATTAAATAAAATTCAATCTAGTTATAAGAAACTAGAGAAGGAGATGAATAAGCCACCAAGCGAGTATGAAGCAATCAAAAAACTTATAGAAAATAATGAAAATGATATTAAGACTTTCGGCAATAAATCATTTAAAAATGTTGATAAAAATGTTGATAAAAATGTTAAGATAATCCCACACAAGAAAAAGTAAAAATATATAATATATAAATTAAATTCTAGTTTATTTCATATATAGCAATGGACAATATAGCAAGCGAAGCAAGTGATGTAATGATTAACCAACTTAACTTTGGGCTTCCAGAAACCGCCCAATACATAACTGACCGACGACAAGTTAATTATTTTCCATCAGGGTCTAATGTTTATGCACCAAACGCCGGGAATAAGAATGTTCGATTTTATATTTCCGGTGATGCCAACCAATATCTGGACTTAAACAGTGTTAGATTGTTTGCCACCCTTCAAAATACAGATGGGACACGGGCAAAGTTCTTAAGACCATTGGGAGGCTTACACGCCTTCTTTAATAGATACCGGGCTACTGTAGGAGGTCAAATGGTTCAGGACATTGTAGAATACAACCGACATTGTGAGTTGTTTAAATCCTTTAAGTCTAAAGATGTGAATGAAATGGATGACATTGAAAGTTCCGCTAATCCTTCTTGGGATGATGATTACCATAAGTATGCTAATGGATTAAACAATATGATTGATTATACAACATCAGGGGCTACTAATGCGGGTGGTGTAGCAACAGTAAATACAGCAGGAGACCACAACGAATACGGTAGAATAGACTTTAGACCTACTCGTCATACCCTTTCAGGTATTCCGGGAAATCAAGGTAAAATGAGACTTGCTCATAAACCTTGTTGTGGATTGCTGGAAAGTAATTATTATCTACCCCTTCGTTTTGCCCCTTTAGAATTAGAATTCACTATCGTAAGTGATGGTAATGAGCCTATTGTAGTCCCTCAAGGGGATGCAGGCGCTAATCCTAATACTCAAACCGATAAACAAGGCTATTACTTCCAATCCGGTAATACATCTGTATCGTGGGAACTTAATAATGTTATTATCCGTGCTGATGTAATTACATTAGACAATACCGTTGATAATAACATTACAAAACACTTATTGGAAGGACAAAGTTTAAAACTTATTGTCCCACAATACCACACTATCACCCAAACATTCAACACAGGAGGAGGGGAAATTAATATGAATATCGTTAAATCAGCGTCTAAATTGACTAATGCTTTCCTAACACTTTACAGAAGTCCGAGAGGAGGAAGCCGATATGGTTATTACTTGCCCGACAATTATGTTTATAAAAGATGGAACTACTTCTACAACCCAATGATTAACGGTGAAATCAATGATGGACCTAATGCCGGTGCAGACCCATTAGAGCAAGGAAAAGGGTTTGCTGATAGTTCTAGGGCTTTGTCTTACCAACTGCAGGTTGCTTCAAAAAAATTTCCTGAGTTCGAAGTTCAGAGTTTGTCAGAGGCTTTCTACTTTTTACGGCGCACATTGCATTATATGAATGCCGACCAAAACAGTTTAAACATAAGTTATAAACAATTTAGAGAAAACAAACTGGTATTAGCGTTTTCCTTTGAAAAAATGGCTGATGTAAATTTCACAGGGATTAACACCAAAATGGGGAGTTTAATCACTTTCAAAGTAAAGGGAACTGAAGGAAGTTTATTAGAAGCAGAGCAGATACAAGAAATTATGTGCCATTTAGTTAGTGAGAGCGTCCTTGAATTGACCGAAAGCGGTGCTATTGTTTATGACTAAAAATATTTTCTAAAATTATTATATAAATAATGTTTCAAGCATACAGGAAGAAACAAACAACCACCAACTGGAGGAAACAGATGACAAAGCCTGAAGGTAAGCCATCAGGAACTGGTATATTCAAACATCAAGATACACGATATATGAAATGGTTAAAAAATGAACTAGATAAAATGGAAACGCGAGATAAACTCATAGCAGTAAGAAATGATATAATAGAAGCCAACAAGAGAGTGAATTACAGAAATCAAATAGACAGAATGAATAATGAAATACAACGCGATAATCTAAATCATAATAGTGTAGAACATCTACAACATCAAATAAATTCATTTAAAAACTTAAGTTTTACTTAAACATATATAGATAAATTAATATTATTACATAATATTAATTTATGATGATTTTTTTTTTTTAATCATCCTATTATTTTATAAACAATATTATATATGATGAAAACAGCCACTATAGAGAATGTTAATAAGATGTCAAAGTATGGATTGAAGAGGCGTCCTACATATGATGAAATCGCAAATCTAATATCAGAAAATGATTTAATAACCGGTAAGTTGCCAAATAGAGATGCTACATTTTTTAAAAGTAGCCCCGAAGGAAGTTATTTTGATGGGTCGGATAGTATGGAACAACTGCGAGAAGAGCAAGGTAGATTGCTGTTAAGACAAATGAGTGATATATTACTTCGTCAAAATGCAAGAACAGCAGGAAGAACATTTCATACTGCAAAATTTCAACAACTACCATCAACATCACCAGTAATAGCCCAACCATCTCAGCCAATGAATGTAGATGAAGAAACAACAATCCAAACAACCCCAACCATACCATCATATAACACTCAACAAGCATCGCAATTAAACACAGAACTAGAACAGAGAAGAAGCCAAGCAATGAAAAGAAAAGAAGAAACAGCAATGAACCACCGAGGAGAAATATTTAAACAGGCTAAACCTACTTTAGCAGAACAATTATTAAATATTCAACCCCCAAGAGTAGCACCGCAGTTTATACCCATTGCCCAAGGCGATACTGATGATGAAGCACTACAACCAGTCCCAACAAAAAGCCTAAGAAAACCTAAGAAAACACTTTACAAAGATAAACCACAGTCAAGCAACGAACCCGCTATACCAATTATTAACGCTATGGATACAACATCCCAACCTAAAAGAAATGACACCGGAGGCGCGCCAAATAAAAGATTTGGCGACCCAGAAACCACAGTAGAACCAAGAGGTAAAGCAGGGCGTCCAAAAAGATATAAGGAAGGAACAGACAGAGCAGATGGAACTAAAAGAGAAGGTGATGAAATACCAGAAGAAACCAACAGAAAGAAGAGCAAGAGAACAAACAAGAACAAAGAGAAAATACAAAAGCGACTAGAAGCAAAAATGGCAAAAGAAACCGCTAACATTCAAGGAGAAGAAGAAGAGAAAATAAGAAAGGGAAGCAAAAAGGTCAGAAGTTCAATAAGAAAACAAGAGCCACAAATACCAAGCAAAATCCATATGCAAGAAATAAGAAACGAGTTTGAAAGTGCAAATAATAAGAATATGATTACAAAAGAAGAATACAACGAGTTTAAAGAAATATTTGATAAATGGATGAAAGCAAAAAATAAAAAACCGTTGCATAAAGAAGGACAGGCGTTGTATAGAAGGAATTTATACAATAAACTTAAGAAGAGGTATGAGGACGATGATTTATAAAATAAAAAATAATATCTAAAAATATTTTTTGTAAAAATGTTATTTAAAGAAATATTTTATAATATAATATATATAGTAATTTATGACTACACTATCACCAGAAGATATGACGCTTGAAGCGCGCCCAGCGGCGACACCGAAGGCGCATCATCTCACTCCTGAGATGATGACACTAGAAGAAATTAAGGAACAACTGGCATTGTATAATAGATTATATTATCAAAAAAGGAGACTGGATAAAGATTTTATGGAAACTAAAAGAGCCAGTGCGATAAGATATAACAGAAGAAAAAAATTAGATAAAATGGCAGAAAATGGAGAAATAAATTTGAAAAATATAGATTATGAAGCAAAAGACCCTACAAAAATGCAAGATACAAAACCAACAAAATACAAAACCTTAAAATTCAAAGTTTTAGAGACTGAATAATTTGATATTAATATTCATCAAAAATAATGATATTTTTAATGTTTTTGTGTTTTTTGTTATTTTTGGGTGTGTGCCCCAGACTTTTAGGGGCAAGCGCCCCAGACTTTTAGGGGCAAGCGCCCCAGACTTTAGGGGGCGCTACTAAAAATGATTAAAATAGGTGTGCCCCAGACTTTTAGGGGCAAGCGCCCCAGACTTTTAGGGGCGGACGCCCCAGACTTTTAGGGGCAGGTAATTTATACCCAGAATTTCAGAAAAAATATATAGAAATTTTACTATAAAAATATTTCTTGTAAAAAAGTATTTAAAGAAATATTTTCTAATACTATTATATGGTGAGTTTGTGCTGTGGAGATTGTATGAACAAACAACTGAAAATGAATGCACTAAATAAAATCTTCTTTGAAGAACAAAGTAATTATATAATGAGTTTTTTAGACTGTGATGAAAAGAATAAAATACTTGATATCATAGATGACCCTATATATAAATCAATACACCCTGAAGAACAACCACTATTTTTATTAGTAAAATTGTTTCCATTTCCTGAAACCATAAAGGATTTCAAAAATATGACTAAACAATATAAACTACCTCCTTATTTTTCCAAAAATGATTTTAGAGAAGTAAAAAGTCTTGTTAATAGAAAAACCTTTCCTATGATAAAATACTATTATAACAATATGTATAAGGAGATGCCATATAAAAACAACTTTATTAGAAATGGTTGTAGTAAAATAATACAGAATGAAATGACAAAAAAAGGTCTTGTGGGGTGGTGCTCGTGGAAAATATTAATGTGGAATATAAAAATTATATTGGGGTACTACATTAATTCAAACAAATCTTTTCATTTTAAGAGATTATGTAATATAGAAACTGATGATGATTTTAAAGAATTTTGTTTTTGGAAAATACAACAAAAATCAACATTTTAATAAAATATCACCTTTATTAATATGACAGATGTTAATAAAAATGATGTAATAAAAAATATATATTTTGATAGGTCAGGTTTTGGGTCAGTAGCCACTACTTTTCAAGATGCTAAAGCAAAAGAACCTAGCATAACTTTAAATGATGTTAAAGAGTTTTTTAAAAATAATGTAGAAGTAAAAAAGAAACAAAGAGGTATTAATTCATTTGTTGCTCCTTATAATAATCATACATATCAAGTAGATATATTTTTTATGGGTAAAACTGATTTTGAAAATACACAAAAATTTAGAGCTGGTTTAGTGTTGATAGATGTTTTAAGTAAATATGCGGTAGTAGTCCCAATTAAAAGTAAAGAAGCCCCTGATGTAATAGCTGGGACAATGGAAGCATTAAATAAAATGAAAGAGAAACCGCAATTAATTTATACTGATGATGAAAGAGCCATAGCAGGAGATGAGTTTAAACAGTTTATTGAAGGTGAAGGCATTGAACTTTACAGAACAAGAAATCACCCCGCATTTGCTGAGAGATTTATCAGAACATTTAAGGATAAGCTTTTTAAAAGAGTAGAAGCAGATGAAAAGAAAGGCAAAGAAAATATACAATGGATAGACTACATTTTTGAAATAATGCTTACCTACAATAATAAAGATATACATAGTGCTACAGGAATGACACCAAACAAGGCAAGAAATAAAGACAATGAATTTAGGGCAAGATTAAATATATTGATGAAAGCAAGAAAGGAAAAAATGTATCCAGAGATAAAAGTAGGAGATAAGGTAAAGATTATACGAAAAAAGGCAATCACAGAAAAGGAACGGACAAGCAATTTTTTACAGGGTGAATATACAGTAGAGGAAATCACCCAATCTTTAGGACAAACATATTTTAAAATGGCTGACTATCCTAGAAAATTGATGAGGCACGAATTACTGAACATATGATTTTTGAAAAAATATCTAGAAATTTTACTATAAAAATATTTCTTGTAAAAATGTTATTTAAAGAAATATTTTATAATATAAATATATAGGTTGTATTATGAACAAGTTTTTGGTAAGGAATATTTCAGAACTAAAAAAGTTGAAAGGCAAGAGGATTAATGACAAAACCACCAAAGCAACAAAAAAAAGAATTGATGAAATCATAGAACTATACACTGAAAGAAAAATAGCAAATGTAGCAACCGCAGAAAATTACATTAAAGGTTTAACATCTGATAGTAAAAGGATTTATGATAAAACTTTTGAAAAATATAAAAGCACCATACAGAAGTTTAAGGAACAAAAACCATTGAATAAAAGAATGGAAGAAGCAAAGAAGAAAAAACAGAAGAATACATACTTTATCAATTTTGAAGTCTTTACCACCAGAAAGCCAGTGAATGAAAAAATAAAGCCATCTTTTAAATACCTTAACCAGCCTTATTACATTGACAGTTTTGATATTAGAAGTGCTACAATCACGGTATCTAACTTCCCAAAGGACATTATAGGACAAAGAATTTTCAGGTTTGAAACTTTAGAAGACCAATATGAAGGAAAGATAAATCCAAGATTTACTGAAGTAATGGCTCTTTTGAAGAATGATACAGAATTTGATGAGTTAATCAATACCTTACAGATGTATTACCAAGATAATATTTTTCATTGTATTAAGATTACATCAGTAGAAGTAGTAAATAAGAAGGGTGAAAAATTCAATATACTTAATGAAAACTTAACTGATGCAATTAATGTATCACTATACCATAATTATATACATACACCTTTAAAGATGGAAGCATCAACCATTAAAAAAGCAATTGAAAAGGGACATTATATAGATAATATGTGTTGGGTTAATGCCCTTATTGACTTTTACAAGGATACAATTATGAATGAGAAAACAAGAAAAAGAATGACAGTTGAAAGGATTGTAGAAGTTTTAGGTCGAAATGACTTTTATGAAAAAGGAGCATCAATTCAGGAAATGGAAAAAGTATTTGTAGAATTCAGCATCCAAGTTAGAATATACAACTATTTAAATGCTTTAGTGTATAAGTATGACCCACCCAAAAGAAACCACCATATCAAGACCTTTTACGCTTTAGTTAAAAACAACCATATCTATGTTTTAAAT